AAGGTTACCTCTCCAAGTGCAAAGAAATTTAAGTAAATCATCCATTACCCATGCACTTATTATACCATAAAATAACTAAAATGAGTATTATATCAATAGTTATTAATTAATCAGTAGACACTACTTAAATTAGAAGATGTTTTTAAAAAATATGAAGATACAACGGGCTATCTTATAGAATTAAAAGAGAACGAAACACAAGCCGTTCCTTTTAAAAAATTGGTAAAGAAATACAATCTAGAAGACAATATTATTGTTCAAGCAAAAAATCCAGAAGCTTTAGAACAGTTGAATGATATGTTCCCAGATATGCCAGAACTGGCATTAGTTGATGATGATGAAGAAATAAATCGAGTCCTTAATCTAGATTATGTAGATATTATAGGTGCGAATGCGGACTTAATGAATAAAGAAAACGTAAAAAAAGCGCATGATAATGATAAAGATTTCAATGTTTGGACTTTAAATAGTACAGACGAAATAAAAGAAGCAATTGATCTAAACGTGGATAGTTACTTCACTAACTTTACTGCAAAAGCGCTAACCATAGAAGATAATTATAGATAACAAAAAAAGCCCTAGTCTTAATTGACCAGGGCTCGTTTTATCGAAAGAAATACCTTATTTTTTTGCTGCTTATATTTTTTTAAGATAGTTGTCATTCAAAGTAATGTATCGATAATGCTTCGCTAGCATCACTTTCCCACGTGTGGTTTTTCCGTAATTGACAACTTCAGGAATATAAATTGTTTGGCCAACCTTCGTTTTCCAGCCGGATTTGTTTTTCAATTCTTTTTCTTTGTAAAAGACATCATCTTTAACGACTTTGTACCAGCCGATTTCTTTTTGATATGTTGGTTTGCTCACTTTTTCCGCTCCTTTCTTGCCTGCGTAAGCGTCCCATGTTGCTCTAGTACCATAAAAATAAGACTTATCATAAGGCGTAGATGTATATTGCCACATGGCGACTGTACTCCAATAACCTACTTTGCCTAATTTGCTGGCATATTGTGCTACCCATAACCCATAATCAGCTTTAACCACAGCGCTCCAATTTTCCTCATTCGTGACAGATTGGGAAGTGTAAAGCAATGGTTTAACTCCTGTTTTTTCCGTAACATAATCCAGCCATTTTTTAGCGATGGCAGTGCCTTGACGGCCATACATTTCATAGTCCAACACTAATAGCCCTTTACCTACATAACCTTTTGTTGCATTGATAAAATGATCTGCTTGTTTTTGCCAATTGCTTCCGTCCATAAAATGATAGACCCCAAACGGAATATTACGTTTAATACACTGCTGTACTAATTTATCACAATAAGAGTCTGTAAAATTCGTTCCCTCAGTTGCTTTAAAAATATAAGCATCTGCTGGATAGTTCTTTATGTCTGATGGTGCGTTGTTGTTTGATAAATCAACTACATTTAATGTCATTTATATCTTTCCTTTCTGTGTACAAAAAAGAACCGATGATTATTCAGTCGGTCCTTGCTTTTTGTATTTTTTGTTTGATACTCCCATCATCGTACCTAAACATGTATTTAAAGCACCGATGATCGTCAGATACAATCCTGTTTGATCAAAGCCAACTGCTTCTCCGATTGTACCAATAGCTGTCATCACTGCAGGCACTGCAATCATGACCACCCACTTTAGGATAGTATAAGTTTTATCGTCTAACATCTATGTCACCTCCTTTCGTGATAAGATCCCTTCATCTCTGACAGGTAGAGCCTTAACTTTTGCGTGTAACATGTCTCCTGTGTGATTCCCTTCCACAGCTTTATAAGCGTGATATAAGATATCAAAATTATTAAGCTCACCGATCGTCACATAACCACGAGCCAAATAAACTTCTGATTTATTCCATATAGCATTATGGAGTGTTGCTTTTTGTGCTTTTGCTAAGTTTCCAGCGCGTTTATCGGCCATAGCGTTATACTTTTCCAGCTCGTCAAGACGGTCATCTTGGCTTGAATTGCTTTGTATTAGTTCTTCTAGTGTTTCTTTATTCTGTTTATTCTCTTTTTTCTTTTCTTTTACGATATTCGCAGTATTTTTTGTTAGCTTATACAGACCGCCAAAAATACCAATTCCAAATAAAGATAAAAGGAAACTATTTAGTTCCATTAATCTATCCAGCCATTCCAACATCAAACCTCCAATCGTCTATCCGTAAAACCAAAGTATCAATTCAAAAATCAGGCCATAAAAAAGAAGCGTACCTATAACGGCACACTTCTACTTTTTTTACTGTTACCCTCTATGCTATTCTTATAGGAGGGACACAGAGTTCTCCGTTTTCTCTCAAAGGGATCACCTGAACAAGACTTACATCATAATAAACCTCTAAGTAAACCGAGTCACCTTTGAGAGTAGGTATAGTTACTACCTTAGTGTTAACTTGTGCCAATTTTTTACTCCTTTCTATAAATTGTATTTAAGGAAACTGTTTTATTGATCCTTATATATTAATTATACCATACATAGAGGTTTATCCTTTCGATGTTTCAAAATAGAATGTTAGTGTATCAGCATTCTAACATTCACCAAAAAGCTTTTTTTATTTTCTTAGTCTTCCTCTTCTTCCTCCCAATCAGGTATAGAAATATCTTCTAAATTACCCGCCCAGCCTTCCGGTATTTTTTCATAGCTATATATAAATTTTTGTTGAAAATAAGAACTTTCATCTGGATTATCAAGTGCTTTAAAAATAGATATCATCGTCACATCTCCTATACTCTAATTGTTAGACTAATATTTAACCATTTGCCAGAAGTAAAGTCTATGTTTTTTCCGCCACCGTCTCGTGTTCTCGTGATAGTTATTTGGTTGGGAAAAGGTTGCGCAGAACCATAAGCAGTACATGCAAACGTATCATTTGAAGAGCCTTGACAGACAGTTCTGTCCATCGTTTTTACAGATAAGTGTGGTGGCATAGTTGCCACAACAATCTCTCCACCTGATTTAATTGTAGATAAATTTTTAACCGTACCAAATATATGACATAATGGTCCAACTTTTACATATTGTAACTGTCCCGCTCTATCGCTTTCGGTGTTACTATTAATTTCAGTACGATTCGGCAATTTTAACTCATTTTTGTAGCTAAATGCTTCAAAAAAAATAACCTCTTTAGGTACTTCGAAGTATTCTTCTAAGTATTGCATTCTACTTGCACTTGGAGTTGTCCGTCCGACTTCCCAAGAACTAATATTTTTTTGTGAAGTATTCATATCCATAGCCAATTTTTCTTGAGAAATACCCATTTTTTCACGGATTTTTTTTAATTTATTTTTCTTAATCATTTTTTATCACCTCGTTTCTTTAACTTACAAATTCATTTTATACTACATTTTTGAGTAAGTCAATATATTTTACTACATTTTTTAGTATTTACTTTATTTTATTTTTATATACTACTTTTTGTAGTATAGTTAACTACATAAGGAGGTTTAACAATGTTTACCCAAAGACTGAAAGACCTTAGAAAAGAAAAAAGACTTACACAAAAAGAACTATCTCAAATATTAAAAGTATCTCAGCAAACAATAGGAAGTTGGGAAGTAGGACGAGCTGAACCAAGCACAGAAATGCTTGATAAGCTTTGCGAATTTTTTGGCGTTTCCTATGATTATATTCTAGGTAAAACAGACACTCGTAAACCTCCCTACTACGAATTAAGCGAACAAGAAAAATCTGACATCGCTGTTCAAGCCGATCAACTACTTGAGGGCATTGAATCTGGCGACGATCTAAGTTTTTATGGCGAGCCTGCCACTGAAGAACAAAAAGAACGATTGCGAATTGCGATTCGTACCGCTATGGAAATGAATAAAGAAGAAGCTAAGAAGAAATTTACACCTAAGAAATATCGGGATTAGGGGTGGTTATATGCACAATTATATTGATCAACAATTTAATAAAGTCATAAAACAATACGACCCCACTGGCATACAAGATCTTATAGGCAAATCACATTGCAATCTTTATTATGCAAATTTAGATGAAGAGACAGGTGGTTGTACTGTGACTAATAATCGTTGTCATACTATTATAATTAATGATAACTGGGAAGAAGCCTATCAAAAATTTGTGATCTTGCACGAGTTTAGTCATGTGAAGCTACATAAAGGAGTGAATGCTCCCTTCTTTCGTTCTTTGGCATTAGATCGCTTTATATCACAGACAGAACGAGAAGCTAACGAAATGGCTTTAAGATTACTTTTATATATAAACAAAGACAATTTGAACGGACTGACAAAATATCAGAAGTTGGATTACTTGGGGCTGCCTTACAAATTCGAAAGATTTTTAGCAGTAGAATATTAAGTAGTATATAATAAAGCAAAAGAAAATATTTTAGGGAGGTGTTGCGGCCTATTAAATAACATTCATAACTTTATACATAACATAAAGGGTGTTATGGGCAGTTGGTAACTAATTTTTTAATAACAAAAAAGGAGTATGTAAAAGTGAGTTTTATTTTATTATGTTTAATATTATTGTCTTTCTTCGGATTTTTTGGTTGTTTAATATGGTTAGTAGTTAGTTTTTTTACAAAAACCCCAAAAAAATTTCCAATTATTTCTTTAATAGTGTCAGTAGTCGTTTTTTTTATAAGCGCTCCTACTTTTGCTCATCTGTCGGAGAATACAACCAGTCCAATTGCAGGAGATTCTACTTCAAATAGTTCAGGTGTGGCAGACAACACAGAAGAAACAACTGATGATGAATTGACTGAAACAGAGTACAGTAGAATCAACGATTTTGAATTAGAAAGAGAAGAAGAATGGCTCGAGGAAGAAAAAGAAAAATGGGAAGATGACGATAATAAAGATGTCCAAACAAGTGATAATGATTATGACAACATAGACCCTGCAGACTATGACACAGGCATTACATATGACGACCTTGCTCGCAATCCAGATGATAATAAATTTGAAAATGTGACGCTGTCTGGAACAATCATTCAAGTTTTAGAAGGATCAAGCAGCTCGCAGTATCGCCTGGCTGTTGATGATGATTACAACAATATAGTCCTCATTGATATCCCAGAAAAATTATTAGATTCTCGTGTACTAGAAGACGATATTTTAACTATATACGGAGAATCTGAGGGAACTGTTGATTATGAATCTACAATGGGTGGAAATATAACAGTGCCTTTTGTCAGTGTGGATAAATTTGAAACAAACGGTCAAGCAGAATAATTAAATATTTAGGAGTGAGAAAATGGAGCCGATAGACATCGTACTACCACGTATATGGAGGAGAAATGAGGTGTTAATGTGGAAAAATTGTCAGATAGATTTATTAACAAAAGCATAGAATCTTTCATTTTAGGATTGGAAATTTATAATAAACCGACTATAAATTATAGAATTGAAGGATTTTCTTTTTTTATATGCAACGCTTGGGAATTAATGCTTAAAGCTAAAATGATAAACGACGGGAAAAGTATTTACTACAGTGATAAGCAAGACCGAACTTTGAGCCTTAAAGATGTTATCAACAAAGTTTATCCAAATCAAACTCAGCCCTTACGCATAAATATAGAAAAAATAATTACTCTTCGTAATACAAGCACCCATTTTATTACTGAAGATTATGAAACAATTTATGCACCCTTGTTTCAGTCAAATGTGTTATCATTCGGTGAACAATTATACAGATTCCACAGCAGAGATATAACTAAAAGTATTCCCCAAAACTTTTTAACTTTATCTGCAAATATGGAACCACTAACAAATGAACAAATTAAATTGAAATACACACCAGAAATAGCACAGCGTCTAATATTTCAAAAAAACGACATAGAAACAACCGAAAACTTATTTCCGTCTGAAAACTTTTCGATTCCAATTAGGCATAACCTATATCAAGTAAAATCAAAAGCTAATGCTGATTTTACTTTTACAATTGATAAAAATGGAGAAAACTCAGTACAGCCCATTACACGTTATAAAGACCCTGCAGAAACTCATAAGTTCTCATATGAAAATCTTGTTAAAGAAATTGAGAGAAGACTTAAAAAAGGGAAAATTAAACTCAGTTATGAAACTACCTCTGGTATAAAAAACGTTTTTACACGTTACACACTTAATTTATTTATTAATTTCTATGATATGAAAAATAATAAAAAATTTGCTTTTAAACATATCATAGGAAATACTGAAAATTATTCTTACTCCCAACAAGCTGCAGAGTTTATTGTTCAAGAAATCAAAAACGACCCAAAAAATATTATTGCTAAATTAAAAAAACAAAATAAAAAAAGATGACCCCAGGCACATAGGAATGCTCAGTACAAAGTACCTACCCCATTATGGGACCCAGCGTTATTCCTTCTCAAGTCATCTATTACATTTATATTATACAATATTCTAAAAGATATTAAAAGAAAAATAATTTATTTGATAAATGAATTTTAACTATAATAACTTTAACTTTATTGTAGTTTAGCCTTTCGAGGCTTTTCTTTTTAGCTATAAATCGAACTGGAGTTCGTATTTTTATGCATGGAATTCAAAATCTTTAATAATTATCGTCAAAGTTGGACGTAAATTAATTAATCGTTGAATTTATAAATGAATTATTCGAAGGAGTATTATTATGAAAAATGAAGGACCTATAAAGGAGTATAAACTTGCGAACGGCGAAAGACGTTACAAATTCCAAACCTATTTAGGTATTAACCCATACACTAACAAAAAAGCATTTACAACAAAGCGAGGTTTTAAAACACAACGTGAAGCAAATTTAGAATTGTCTCGATTGAAGCTTAACTGGTTAGATGATTTAAAAGCAAAATATGAAAAAAAGGAAATAAAAACATTTGAACAAGTCTATGAGTCGTGGCTAGAAGAATATGCTGCAACTGTAAAAGAATCTACTCTATATAAATCAGAACAGCTTTTTAAGCATCATATTTTACCCGCTTTTGGAAATAAAAATATAGAAGAAATTACCCCAATGATTGTACAAGAGCAAATGAATGCATGGCATAAAAAGTATGTTCGTGCGTCGATGATCATGAACTACGCAGGGATGGTTTTTAATTATGCTATACGTATTGGTTTGATTCAGACGAACCCTACAAAAGTCATCCGTAAACCTACACAACAAAAGCAAGTAAAAGAAGATAAAGATTTAAATTTTTACGATAAAAACGAACTAAAAATCCTTATGAATGAACTTGAACAAGGAACAAACTTTAGGGCTTTCGTATTCTTTCGCCTCCTTGCTTTCACTGGTATGCGCAAAGGTGAAGCATTAGCTTTAAAATGGACAGATATTGACTTTCAAAATAAAACATTAAATATCAATAAAGCTGTCTCCCGAAAAGCTGCAGGTTTATATATTCAAACGCCAAAAACACCTGCTTCTATTCGTCGAATATCTATTGATGATAAAACACTTTCCGTATTAAAAAGCTTTAAAGAGCAAGAACCAACGAATGAGCTTATTTTTCACACTGAAAAAGATGAGATCCTCTCCCCTGCTAAAACACGCAAGTGGTTAGTCACTGCTCAAAATAATGTAAACAAGGAACGTAAAGAACCATTAAAGAAAATTTCTACACATGGTTTCAGACATACTCACGCTAGTTTACTATTTGAAGCAGGCGCAACTATAAAAGATGTACAAGCTAGATTAGGTCATAGTGATATTCAAACGACAATGGATATTTACACCCACGTATCAAAATATGCTAAAGAAAAATTAGCAAAACAATTTAATGATTATGTTGACTTTTAA